AAAAACTCGCGTTCTTTTTGATAGATTGCGCCGTTTTCATCCGATACCTCAATTTCCACTGACCCCGCATCTAAACCGAAAAAAGCAATACCGTCAGCCAATTCTTCCGCTGGTATTTGGATTGCAATTTCAATCAACTCGGGATTGCTGGTTAGGGTGCTTGTACCGCCGTCAAACATGCGCCAGCGGTTTGTTGCGCCTAGATCAAGCCAATCGCTTGGTGAGTCAGGCGGAAAGTTGTCGGTGTTGGTGTCAACCAGCGATTCAAAACGCCGCTGTGTGGTGCCCANAACCGTCACGACATCGCCTTGGCTATACTCGGTTGCGCTGTCATATTCCGCTTCATTAGGGTCTACGGGAGGAACGTTGCTGGCGCTTAGCACTGCGCCTTCCTCAACGCCCCACGCCAAAGCACCATCGCCCCACTGAATTTCCTCTGTCCCCCAAAGGATTGTGTTAAAAGGATTCGGCGGTATTTCAGTTGGCCGTACAATAATCATGCTATGTCCGCTCCGGTGGTAAGCCTTCAATGTCAAACTTCTCAAGCGTNTCNCNNGTGCGCTTGGTGTGCTTGACTATCTCGTACTGGCTTCTGCCCTGCTCGCTTCTAAGCGCCGCCACTTCCTCTTTAAGACTCCGCAGCTCTGCCACCATGTTATCACCGCGCAACCCCTTCATCATGTCCTCGTGGCTCATAATGCGGCTTGGCCCGGTGGCCTCAAGCTCAGGGCCGCGTTCGCCAACAATACGCATGCCGCCGGTGTGAACGCCGCCGTCGGCAAAACCTTTGGCTCTCATATATGACTGCTGCATTTGAGCGAGTGCTGCTTGCCTTTCTGCCTCGCTAGTGCGTGAGGTGTGCCAGCTAACACCAAAGCGGTCAATATGCGCTTGGAAATGATCGCCTAGTATTGACTCCCATAATGGATCATCCGTTGCGCCCGGCGTTAATGTAGACGGTGGCGTTGGCCTTGGTGTAAAGCTCGGCGGCGATGACGATATTGTTTCTAAATCTGCGCGTGCAGACGTTACAGATCTAACCGCTACTTGTAAGTTTTGCATTGCGTCTGCAACCGAAAGAACCCGGTCATCTATGCCAAACAGCGCGTTAATCATGCGCTCGCCTTGCTCTAGCTGCGATGTAAGCTGTGCTAGCTGTTTTTCCGCAGTGCTTTCAGTTTCGTCTAAAATATCCTCAAGCACGACTCTTGTTCTAGTAAAGTCGCGTTGGTAATCCTCAAAGCTGCTAAATAGTCGCTCAGAAGGCTCAGAGACGACTTGTAAAGCGCCATCTAGTTCTTCTTGGCTGATTGCACCAATGCCTTGCGAGCGAGCCATTTGAAGCACGCTCATGGCCTGATCTCGCGCAGTCCTTGTCAGCGGCGCTCGCGCTCTACTTTCTAGCCTATCAAGAGCTGCTCCAATAGCCCGAATTGGCGCTTGAAACTGCTGCTCAATAATTGCTTGCTCGCGCCTGATTGATTCTTGCAAAAGATTAAACGCTTGCCGAGCATTGGATTCTGCCCGCGCAACCTTAGCCGCCGCATCTTCAAGCGTAAATATAAACCGCAGAATGCCACGGTTAGCTGCCTCGGTTGCGTCTAGCTCCATTTGCCTAAGCGCAGTAGTGTCGCCAATTGTTTGCAAAAACCTGCGCTCTAACTGCTCACGCTCATCGTTTATGCGGTTTATTTCTTGCAGCCGCATTGCCATTTCTTCTAAAGCAAATACTTCTTCAAGCCGCTCTCTATTTGATTCGCTTAGTGATTCTTCAAGCTGAATGACATGGCGCAATTCACGCTCACGTTTTCGCGTTGCGTCATCCATGCGGTTTTCGTTTATTAGTATTTGTGCAGCAGCATCGGCCCTGCTTTCGATTAACTCGCGCTCAGCTTTAATAAGTCGCTCTGTGGTGCTTTCGCTCTTACCAAAGACGCGACCGGCTATGCCGCCAGCCAATCCACCCAAAAACGCGCCAGCCGGCCCGCCCATAGCCATACCAACCGTCGCGCCAATTGATCCGAGCTGCGCGCCAGTCTCTCCACCAATCATGCCGCCGCCAATGCCGCCACCAACGCCAGCAATTGCCATGCTTGTGGCGCTAGGCGCTGTCCCCGTGCCCTGCGCTGGCCCAATGCCGCGTACGTTAGGCGGTGCGCCACCGCTAATGCTGGTCGTGCCTTGCGCGCCCCCTATCAGGCCGGTGAAATCTATTCCACCACCACCAGTAATGCCGCCAACGATATCCTGCGCTGCCATCTCTGCGATGCTACGCTGGAAAATGCTGACAAGGTTTTGAGCGAAGCTGGCAAAGTCTAGCGTTCCTTTGCTGAATATCTGCTCAAACGCATCTGCAAACGCGCCCTCGATCTGCATTGCGGCGCGGTCAAATTCTTGAAAAACGATATCCGCAGATTCAGCGCCAACGTCNCCNAGTTCATCTAAGTCGTCGGTTGCTTTGCGGGTAACCGATCCGGTCATGGACACTGCGTTGTTAAGATCACGAACGCTAGGAGGCAGTTTGTCAATCGCTGGCAGGCTGGCAGCAAATGCTTTTCCAAGGTCTTGAGCTTCTTCTGCTGTAATTTTTGCTTCATCGCCAACCGCTTTCATTTGCGATTCAAGCTCCGCAAGCTCTTTTCTTGCAATGTCAGCCGCAGCGCCAGCCGATCTTAGGGCGTCAGCTTCTGCTTCAAGCTCCTCAATCCTAGCTTCCCTTACTTGTCTTGTTGGCCCACCAAGCTGAAATTCCGTTTGGGCAAGCTCGCTAATTCGCTGGTTAATTGCAGCCAATTGCTGCTCGGCAATCTCAGCGTCACTAATAATTTCTCTTAAGCTGGCAGCACGCAAACCTTGAAGGTTCCCTGTTAGCCTATCAACCTCTTCCGACCAATTTCTTGTTGATGTTTCAGCTTCCCCAGACCGTGTTGCAAAAAGAGTAATTGCGCCAGCTGCCAAAGCAATAATGCCAGCAGGGCCGCTCAAAAATGTCATTGCAACCCTAAGGGCACCCGCTCCCGCCGCAGCAGCCCTCATTGCGCCAGCAAGGTTAAAGAAAAATCCAGCGGCTTTTAAAGCTAGCAGGGTGGTTAAGCTAACGCCAAGCGCTTGGAATAAACGGATGTTTTCTTGAACGAACTGCAAAATTGATTGCATCGCATTGGTCAAGCCGATGATCGCGTCTTTATTGTCAAGCACTGCTGATTGAAACTGCGTCCTAAGCTGCATCGACAGTATGCGGAACTGATCCGCCATTTCTTCACCGTCTCTTATTAGCTCCTCGCGGATAACAAGCCCTAGCGCGTGAGCTTGCTGAACCTGCGCCTCCATAGCGCTTGTGCCTTGCTGCAAAGCGGCAGCCAAAAGCGGCCCTGTGCGGTCACCAAAAAGCTCAGAAGTTATACCCACAATTGACTGCGTTTCTCCCATCTCGATAAGTTTATTGATGGTTTCATCTAAAGCAGCATTGGTGTTTTGGTTTAGGTTTATGCCTAAATCACGCAAAGCATTTTGCGCCGCACCCGTTCCGCGACGCGCAAGATCAATGCGGCGGCTAAAGCGAATGAGTGACTCATTTACTTGGCGATCAGTAACGTCAGCAAGTTGCCCGAAAGCAAAACGAAGCTCTTGCAATCGGTCTGTACTAATTCCCGTTGCATTAGACAGCTTTCCAAGCTCATTAGCAGCGCTGGTTGTGCTAACAACAAACTGCTGCAAAGCGCGAACCGACAAACCAATCCCCACCGCGCCAAGCACTCGCGTTAGCGTGCGAGCGGCATTGCTTAGCTGCCGGGTCTGTTGGGTGGCGCGGTTGGTTTGGCGCCCAAACCGATCAACCTGCTGCCCAGCCGTGCGACCGCGATTGCCAAGGTCGCGCACATCATTGGCGGCCCTGCGTATTTGCCGCGAATCTGCCTCTAGGGTAACTCTAGTCAATGATGTCATTTGCGCTTCCTACGGCTAGCGTTGAACGATCTAAACTGTTGCAGAATCTTCTGCTGCACCGCCTCGCGGTTTACCTGCTCGGGGTCAATCCACGGTGCTGGACAATCCCGCTTTTTGCTCCGCTCCACCTGATCGACATAGGTGGATGATAATTCACGAACGGCATCTAGCTCAAAAGGGTCTAAGTCGATCCCTTGCGCGTCTTGCCAAGCTGCTATCTCCTGCCATGACAATGGAAGCAAGCCCATGCCGCCGTAACCGACGGGGCCGATCTCCCATGTGTACTCAATCAGCTCCGGCATCAAGCTAACCTCTGGCAGCGGGCCGGTGTATTCCGACCCGCGTGGTTTTTTCGCCTTCTCCGGGGTAGCGTCTAGCCAGCCTCGGAATCGGACGAAGATGCGCGCTTCTTCAAGCGCTTCCCGATAAAATTTGCGCGGTCACCTTGGAACTCATCAACCTGCTCAGCAAGCCAAGGGAATTCTTCATAGACCATGCGCGCATTATCAGGCGTGCAATCTAGCGGGCTGTCAATCTCAATGCCTGCCCACTGTAACGTTACAGCGACTCGCGTTTCGGTGGCCTCAGCCTCTAGCGCGTCGAAGTCCAGCGCGTTGCGGTTCATCTTCCGCATCTTGCGGCGAATCTCCGCCCGGCGCTGCTTGGCGATTTTGCTATCTGGGCCTGCGAGCTTAATCCACATGCCATCCAGCTTTTCGCCCGTGCCGGGATGCGTCACCGTCATCACCGATCCTTCATCCGAGCCGCGTACTGTATCAATGTCTGTCAGTTTCATGCTGTCGTACCTCTTACTGTCGTGCTGTCATTGTAAAAGACGGGGCGGCGCGGCGACAGCAAACCTCACCGCCCCTACCGGCTAAGCCGGATTAGGCAGCCACCTCAACGATCTCGGTGGTGATCTCGACCAGCACGCTTGCGCTGGTGATCTGATCCACTGAACCGATGTTGGTGGTGTAGCTCATCACCACGCCCGCAAAATACAGCTTGGTGCCGTCTTGCAGGGTGACTTCAAACGATACTGGCTCGTCGCTGTCCATCGCAACGATAGCATCCGCCTGACCAGCGTCATCGGGCACACGGGCCACTGACATGCTGATCTGACCGTCGTTAAACGAACCCTTGCGCTTAACCGTCCGGCGCTCAGCCAGCGGGTTGTGCGTAACAAGATTGTACTCACGGCCAAATTCGCCAAGGTCAGTCACCTCACCGATGTCGTTATACGACAGGCTCGGGAAGCCGTCAGTGGCGTCATCGTCGAACGTGGTTGGAAGAGTAGCGCTGATGCCAATAGTGGAGCCAGCGCTGGTAAATGCACCTGAAATGCTCATAACGTACCTCTTAAGAGTTTTGCTCGGTAGCCGAGCGTGATAACAATGGAATACCAGCCCGCCTCGGCTACACCGGGCTGCCGTTGCTGGCTCTGGATGGTCGCTGCTTGGCTTTCATAGCTAACCAGCGAGCCAATCGGGTAGGCGGTTAGAATCTCATCCGCCTTTTGTTTTGGGACAATCGCGCCGCTGCCTGCGGGGTAATTCAAGATCACCCGAAAAACCCCATCGGTCAGATCACGGCTGCTTAGGTCGTAGCCGGTCACATCGTTTTGCAGGGTTGTGATCTGCGCATACGGGGTGCCCGTAGTCGGCTCATACGCAAGGTTTTCGTGCGCAATCTCAAGACCGAACCCGCCAGCAATAAAGCTCGACACAAATGCCTGATCGATCTTAACGACTGACACGGCGCACCTCCTCGGCTACTGTGCGCTCGATGCGTGCCGCGTTACGCGCCACCATGCCGTCACGCTGCTCCCACACCTCGGCGTATGGCAGGTTGTTGGTCAGGTAGTTTACAGCGCCGCTCTGAACGGTCGATTCAACCTCGGTGGTGGCTGCCTGAGTACCGTTTGGGTCTAAACGCTCAATGGTGCCCTGCTCTGGCTGTCCTATGCTTGCCTGCCAGTTACCACGCAGCCGCCCAGTGTCAACTCGGGTATCGTTTATGACGCCATTAAACAAGCTAATCGTAATCGCCCGCGCTGCTTCGTCCAGCGTCGCGTTGGTCTGTTCGGCAATTTTTCTAATGTCCACCGTCCACGTCATCGGCGCACCCTCACGAAGTAAACCAAATCAGTGCCCGCAGGCGTGCTAGTCTGGATTTCCTCAATCGTAAAATCCTCACCGTTCACCGTGACCTTATCGCTGATTACCGGCGTTAAATCCGTGGCTCTGACAACCAGCTCGCGGTCAGTCGAAAGAATGCGCGTTTCATCAATCAGTTCATCTGGGAACCGGCGCAGAACCCCAACCGTTGTAAGCGTTTCGGTTGTAGTCGTATCCTGCCCGGTTACAGGGTCAATCCCGCCGCCGGTTGTGCGCACAAAATCCACCGCCTGCCCGAATTGCTCAAGCAACCGTGCCGCCGTGTTTTGCAGGCCAGCGTAAAAGCTCATCGCCGCTCCAATGTAATCGTGCCGCCGGTAGTGATAAGCCGCAGCAGGTTCATGGCCTTGCTTTGCTGCAAGCGCACGCCAACAACGTTCGGAGTTGCGAACGCCACTTCAACCGCGCCATCAACGCGCTCGCGGGTGACGATCTGCCGATCTTCGCGGTTATACAGATCAACGCCAGCCTGAAGGTCTAGCGCGATTTCCTTTTGCACCTGCTTGACCAACTCCGGCACTTCATCCTCTGGCACTTTAAAGCCACGCAGCACCACGCCTTGACGCGGCCATGCTAGCGCCTGCTCTGCGGTAGCGCGGGAGCCGAGAAAACGCCCCTCATAGGTTTCCATGAAGTCAGTGGCGTTGATTAGCAGCACGTCCGTCTCTGCGGTATCAGGGACGGTAATACCACGCGCATCGGCGTAGTCGATTAGCTCCTGCCGTGTGACGTAACTGTTTGTGCCAACGTTAATCGTCATGGTTTTTCTTCCCATCGTGCGCGGAATACTCCGCGTGCGTTTGCATCGCCAGTGCTGACAATGCGGATATAAAATGTGCCCGGCGCAAAGCCAAAAGGCAGCTCATGGGCGCCAACATCGGCTTTTGCTTGACGCGCTGGTGATCCAGCATTAAGCAGCAGCAAATCTTGCAGATCGCCTTCGGTATGCGTTCCACCGGTAGACCAAGCCACCTGCAAGTCATAAGGCGTTGCGGTGGTCATTGTGTTTGCCGGCTTAACGTCAATATCGCCGTTAAACGTGCCGCCTTCTGTTCCGCCAGTTACAAGCTCGATGCGCGCCGCGCCCAAAATCAGCGTTGAGCTAAAGCGCTGCACAATCGTGTTGACAGGCGATACAACTTTAAGCACCTGNGTTGTGTTTTGCGCTACGTCAAACTCAACAATGACGTACCCCTGCCTGCCCTCAAAAAAACAAGTGTCGCGATTCTCAACCGCAAACCGGCGCTTGCCGGGTCTTGTGCTGGTCAGCAGATCGCTAGGCGTGCCGGGTAGCGTGTAAAAATCAGCCACGGTAACCACCNGCCCTTATCGCCCGGCCCTGCCGCTCTGCTCGCGCTTTGGCGCCTTGACCGACGTAGCAAGTACCGCTCTGGCCCCACTTCCAGCCGCGACGTCCGTTTTTCTGGCAGCGCTGAGCGGGCATTAAGTTTCCTCTTGCTGAGCAGCCTGACGCTCACGCCGACGCTTCTGCGCCCACCACCAAGCAAACTCACGGCTACCGGGGCGCGCGTATGGTTTATTCGCCATTGTCAACCGCCTCTTGTGTAGCAGCCTTGGCTTTGCGCCGTGGCTTGGGTTTAGGCTTCACAGCCTCTAGTTGCGCCTCAAGTGCTGCGATACGGGCCTGTTCTTTTTCAGACTCGATCCGCGCATCAATCTCAGCGTTTTTAATTAGCAATGCTTTTAAGTCCATCAAACTGTCTCCAAGTGTTAGGTAAGGGGCGCCACGCATGGCAGCGCCCCTAGATGGGCGACCTTAGTTGGTCACCAAGAACGCCAGCGGCGCATTCTTCCGATCCACAACGCGGTCGAAAGTATCCTCATCGGCAAGCTCTGTGAGCGTGTAGCTATCAGCAGCAGGCTCAGCAACCGCCTTGAAGCCGAACGGATGCAGCAGGTAGGTCTTGCGGCTGAATAGAACCTCAACACCACCGCCATTGCCCTGTGAAGGCTGACGATCAACCTCAACAGGATTGGGCGGAGTACCTTCGCCAAAGCCAACGGAACCGGCACCGAAAATCACCGAAGTGAATTTGGGGTCGTTTTCGCCGTTAGGATCAACCGGCAGGCCGTCGTCAACAATCACGCGATGGCCGAGGAACGTCGGAATCGTCATCTGTCCCTGAGAGTCAGGAATGAAGTCGATGTCGTCGTTATCCACCATGCGCTTGTAAACGACCGAATGAACCGCAAGGGCAGTCAGCTCATCGTAGCTATCGCCAAGCGTGAACGCGGCAGCGGTGAAGTTGCTGCGGGTGAACACCGAGCTAGAAGTAGCCGTGTCCAAGCCTGCATCAAACACCATGTCGCCATCGTCATCCTTGACGTT